TGGAAAGAAGAATGGCATAAGTCAGAAATTTACGCGATTCACTTTAACACAGGCATTTCCATTATATTTAAGTCCATGAGCCAAAAGGTTTCAGACTTACAGACATCGAGCGTTTGGCATTTAACCTGCGACGAGGAGTTAGACATTGCCCTGCTGCCAGAATTAACAGCAAGAACCTTTAGCACTTCAGGAAAAATGTTGTTTGTATTTACAGCGACAAAAGGGCAGGACCATTGGCGAAAAGCTATGGAGCCATCTACGCCGGACGAAGAAACGCATAGAGACGCTTTGAAGTTACAGATAAGTTTATATGATTGTCAAAAATACGAAGATGGTTCGCCTTCACCCTGGACCAAGGAAAAGATATCTAGGGTTGTGGCTAACTGTACTAGCGAACGAGAGGTTGCTCGTCGTGTTTACGGCAAGTTTGTTATGGCCGAAGGTTTAGTTTATCAGAATTTTACCTTGGAAAAGAATTTATCCGAAGCCCATCCCTTGCCGAAAGATTGGTCAATATTTGTTGGCATTGACCCTGGCGCTGGGGGGACATCACACCCAACAGCGATTTGTTTTTTGGCTGTTTCTCCAGACGGTCGGTCGGCTCGTGTCTTTCGCGGCTGGCGTGGTGACGGCATTCCTACGACTTCGGAAGACATACTAACTAAGTTTCGAGAATTAAAAGGCGAGCTACAACCGCAAGCCCAGGTATATGATTTCTCGGCAAAAGATTTCTTTATGATTGCGTCTCGTGCTGGTGAGTCGTTTATGCCAGCAGACAAAGGACGAGAGCGCGGTATTGCTCTTTTAAATACACTATTTAAGTCTGGTGTTTTAAAAATCCAGCGCGGGGATCCAGAGTTAGATAAGCTTGTAAACGAACTGTGTTCGTTATCTTCCGCGACGAAAAAAACTGTTGCTAAGGATGACTTCATTGACGCGCTTAGATATGCAGCAATGTCAGCAATGTCTTTATGGGATTTCCCAGCAATGGAACTTGCTAACGGTGAGTTTGTTCCGGTTAAATCCAAGAAAGAACTTCCTAGACCTTTGACGGATGCTGAACTTCGCAGAGAGTGGCGGCTTGGAACTGGCCGTAAACACGAAGAAACTATAGACGACGAGTTTAGTTTCTGGTCTGATCTTCTATGAATTGTTTGACTATTCTTGTTTATTTGCGACCATTGTACGCATGGACAAGCCGTTTTCATTAAAAGAATTAGCGAAAATCATCAAAATCTGTAAAAATGATGGTGTTTCGTATTTTGAATACGGTGATTTAAAAATAAGAATAGGTGCGCCGGAACAGCCGCCTATTACTCCCGCGCCTCTAGCCAGAGTGTCGGCAAAAAAAGTTTTACAGATAGCTGAGAAAGCAGATTTGCAATCTCAGTATGATTCGTCAAAAGATGCACTGGAAACTATGCACGTTGAGGATCCGTCTGCTTACGAGGCTTTGCTGATACAAGGGGCGTTGGGTGAAGAAAAAAACCATTGATGATCTGAATAAGTGTTACCGTGAAGCAGAACAAATTGACAGCGACATCTTTTCAGAACAGCGCAGCAATATTTTGCTCGTTTCTGGAAACCACTATAACCGTAAAAACTCTGCTTTTTGGAATAGGGTTCGTGATTCGGAGAAATTAAACACCGAACAGAAAATTCGCCTAACAAAGAACCATATATATAGAATATCTAAAATACGAAAGAACATCATTTTATCCCACGCTTCAGGCGTTAGGGTCTATCCAAATAACGAATCAGAGATGCAGGACCAGAAGTGTGCAGAACTTTCTCAAAGCGTTTGGTCCTATGCAAAGATACAGCAAAATTTAAAAAACAAAACTCGCCAGTTCGTATCGGACTTTTTCGATATTGGTGAAGTTGCCTGTAAGGTTTATTGGGATGAACACGCTGGGAAACTTGTCGGTTACGAACAATCTGTTGACGACGAAGGACAGCCCGAAGTTGACGACGAAGGACAGCCGAAAAAAGGCGCTCCGATTTTCTCAGGCGATTTAATTATTGAAAGAATCTTGGCTTTTAACTTGCTCCGCGCTCCTGACGCTAAAGATATGGAACAAAGTCCTTATCTTATATATCGCAAGACCGTGGACTATGACGTTTTGCTTAACATGGTAAAAGGTGACGAAGATAAAGAGAAAATGGTTCAGGCTGGAAAAGACGAGACCTTTCTTGTATTTGATTCTAACCGACAAAACTACAGCAAGGATAAGAACATAGTAACTTTGCGTGAGCATTACTATCGGCCCTGTCACGAATACCCAGAGGGTTATTTTTATATCTGCACAGAGATGGGAGTGTTATTTGAGGGGCCGCTTCCATACTCTGAGTTCCCAATAGTTTACGCTGGTCACGATGAAATACCGACAACCTGTCGGCACCATTCTCCGATCAAGCAGTTGCGCCCTTACCAAATTGAAATTAATAGGGCTTTTAGTAAAATTGCAGAACACCAAATAACTTTAGGGGATGATAAGTTAATTGTTCAGGCTGGCGCAAAGGTAACTCAAGGGTCTTTGCTGTCAGGGGTTAGGACAATTCAGGTTAGCGGCATGGCGCCAACTATTTTGCCAGGTCGTTCAGGCGATCAATATTTTGCTTATGGTGAGGCGCAAATTTCTGAACTTTATTCTGCGGCTATGATCGCTGAAGAATTAGAGGAGAAGGGCGACCAGGACGCATGGGCATCTCTATGGAAATCAATTCGCAATAAAAAGAAGTTTGTTATTGATGCGGAAAAGTTTGAAGCTTTCATGGTCAATCTCTGTTCTTTATATTTGCGACTTGCGAGAAACTATTTCGACGACAATATGCTTGTCCCGATGGTTGGTCGAAACGAGAAGGTAAATATTTCTGAGTTTAAAAGCATTGAGCCGCAGCAATACCAAGTTAGGGTTGAGCCAGCCAGTGACGACATCGACGAGCAAATGGGTAAACAGCTAATGCTTAACCACGTTTTGCAGTTTTCGTCCAATCAACTGGAAAAAGAAGACATTGGTCGGCTTGTTCGCTTAATGCCTTTTGCTAATAACGAAAAGACTTTTGAGGACTTAACCATTGATTATGATAGGGCTACAAATATAATTTTAGCTCTTGATCGCGGCGAGTCTGTTGTTCCGAATAAATATGACAAAGAGCCATATATCGTTCGCAGATTAACGGCACGAATGTCACAAAGCGACTTCCAGGTGCTTGATCCGCAGATACAAGAAAATTATGCAAACTTGGCGGGGCTGTATGAACAGCAAGAAGCGGAGAAGGCGAAAGAGCTACAGGCAATGACAGCAGACTTTATTCCGTCTGGCGGCGCTCAAATTAAAGTTGCTTGGTATATTAAAGATCCAACAAACCCATCAAGGTCTGTGCAAGCCACACTTCCAGCAGAGAGTATAAACTGGTTGGTTGAAAGGCTTTCGGCACAAGGCGCATCGCAAGAACAACTAGAGATGAACGGCGCTGGCGCTGCGGATGTGGTTAAAAAATATAATGAAATGGGCGCTGGGGGACAGCAACAACAACAACAAAGCAACGAAGCGCAAGAGCCTTTACAATCCCCCAATCAGCAGCTTCTAGCTAAACTACAGGGGGTTTTATGAGTACAGAAAATACTCAAACTGACGTTTCCCCGTCAGGTGTTGGTGCCGAAAGCATCAATGCAAATATGGGAGGTTCGGATGTTGAACATTCAGCACCGGAAGAAACATCTTCAGCGCCGTCACTTGATGGTTTGAAGAAAAAAGCAAAAGAGTTTAAAGACGCTGAGAGTTTTAGCGCAAAGCCAGTTGAAGACAAGCTAAGTGCTGCTGCAACACCGGCTGAGGCTGAAGCGTACAAGGCGAATTACAAGTATAAAGCTGCGCTTCAAGAAAAAGAAATTGAAGAATTTTGGCGTCCACTGATTAAAGATGCTGATAGCGAGAAAAGAATTAAGGAGGCTCTCACAAAGCTTGACGGATTTGATGCGGTTAAAGAATCGCGTGAATCTGTTTTGCAACAGTACGACAGCCTACATAATGATTATCAGGAACAGTCGCAGCTAGTTAGCAGAGTTACTTCTGCTGTTGAAAGAAAAGATTTATCAAGTGTGTTTCGTCAGCTAGGGGTTTCTAGTCAAGACATCTTTAACTGGACGCACCAGCAGTTACAAGTAATGGAGTTACCGCCCGATCAGCGCCAAGCGTTGCAGGAAGCGGAAGCTGCCAGAAACAAAAACTTTGAAATGGAAGAACAAATGTCTCAGTTTCAGCGTATGTATGAAGACCAAGCGGTTCAAGCAAGAACTATGCAGCTTGACTTCATGCTATCTCGGCCAGAGGTACAAAGTGCGTCTAATGCTTGGGACAATTCAATGGGACAGCCAGGCTCGTTTCGGGATTTAGTAATCCAAGAAGCGCAAACAGCTTATTACCAAGAAAACACTGATTTATCCGCTGAACAGGCCGTTCAACGTGTAATGCAGAAATTCGGTAAGGTCTTGAACTTAACTACATTGGGTCAGCAATCTGCGCCGCAAGCGCAAACCCAAATGCAGATAAATCCTCAAGTTCCACAAGCAAAGCCAGTTATTCCGAGCGTAAGCGGTAAAGGAACCACACCGATAAAGAAGGTTCCAAGATCAATAGCTGACTTAAAAAAGTTAGCGAAAGAATATAACTAAAAATATAGGAGAGTAATAAAATGGCTACTACACGTAGTTTCGACACAATGCTCAACGAGTTTTTGCCCGTTGAATTATTGAAAGAAGAATATATTAAGCGCGATTGGCTAATGTCCAATGTTAACCAAGATGAGTCCTGGAAAGGGGGCCAGATGATAATTCCGTTTGAGGGACAATCAGCAAGTTCAGTTGAATTTGGTGCATTGGCAGCTTCAAACGATATTTCCGAATATGATTACGTTCGGGGAACTATCAGTGTTCAGCCTCTCTATGACTTCGGGCTGAAGGTAGCTTAATTTGGAAGCTGCTTTGAAAACTACCTCATTATATGGAAGTCTGGGGATCGTTGGTTTTCAATCACCGTTAAGCGTAGCGGTGAGTAAATTCTCTCTGATTGACTTGGAAGGCCGACAGGCCGACAGGGCGCAAGGCGAAAGCCAGCGTGAACGACTGAGCGAGAGAACCCTTAACAGGGGATGCGACAGTCTGATCTCGGTAATAGAACGAAAAGCTGAGAGCCGAAGCCCGAAGTGGTGTGTAGGCCACGAGAGAAATCTCGGAGTAACAAGAATGGACCTTATGGAACACGATGGCAAAATGCCAGAATCAACTTTCCTACGCATCTTGCCTGGTCAAGTTGACGCATTTTTGTCAAACATGAAGCAAATGGTTTCAGTACATCTTTTGTCTGGACCTCACTTTGCTACAGTAACAGACGCAACGAATGCCGCTACTGGTATTATGGTTGTTGATAGAATTGATCGCTTTGTGCTTTCTCAAAAAGTTAGCTTAGACGATGACGATTCTGTCGCAGCTTCTTACTATGTAACTGCAATCAATGTTGATGCAAAATCAGTTACGCTTTCCGCTACTCGCGGAGGCGGTGCTGCCAACGTGTCGGCATACTCAGTTGCACAAGCAGCTAAGTTTTATCACCCAGGAGCGCAAACTACTGGTATGACATCACTTCGCTCTCAGTTATTGTCACTAGCCAATGGCGGTTCTACGAACCTATTTGGTGTGGCAAAAACTTCAGCGCCTTTTTTACAGTGTCCAAACGTGGATGGTAGCGGTATTAATGCTACTAACATTTTGGATGAAATTTTTGACGCTTACACTGAGCGCCAAATCTTAGCAAAAGGCGGCAAGGCTCCAAAAGTAGTTATGTCTTACGCAAACTTAGGTGCAATTTTGAAGCTTATTGAAGTTCAAAAAGGTGCATTTAACGTAATTCCTAACTCTCGCAAAAGTAGCCATTACGGTTGGACGGAAATCGAAGTTGGTTCAGTATCTCAACACGCACTTACATTAGTTGGTGTTCAAGAGATGAACGACTCAGAAATCCTAATGCTTGATTTGGATAGCTTAACATTCTTTTCTAACGGAATGTTTAAGCGTCGCAAGGCGCCGGATGGCAAAGAGTATTTTGAAAGTAGAGCAACAACAGGCTACACATACATTTTAGACCATTGTCTTTTCGGTAAGACGAACGAAATAGAAGATTGCCGCCTATCCGCGTAAGCGAATAGTGAAAATTGGGTAAAATCGGTGAAAGCTGTAACGCTAATACCGAGGTAAGCAGGGATTTTAAAAGATTTTTGCCACCGTAACGCATAGGAGATGAAACATGAAAAATATGAATATAATTCTCCCACGAGTGCCCGACAACCTTAATGGGTTGAAAATGTATGCTGAGCTTGCCGGAAAGAAAAACGGTAAGAAGTATGGGATAAAAAGCCTGTACGGTAACACAACTGGATCTAGTTTGTACTGCACCTTGGAAGAATTTGATTATTCATTCAATCAGCTTCTAAGTATAATTAATTAAAGACTCGCCGTCATAAAGGCGGCGGGTTACTAACATAGGGCGTGACCAGTTCACGCGATAACCGAAGGGGAAAAGAATATGTCAATCCGAAAACAAGTTGGAGAAAATGTTGCAGATATGCAAGTTTATCTCAACAAAATGAACTCAACTGCTTACAAAGTAAAATTAGGAAATCTTTTAGATGTCCAAAAAGGATGCGTAAAAGGTATTTATGACTTCGCGGTAAATGGCGGAGCGGTAAGCACAATTAATTTATTAGATGAAAACGGCGAGGAAGTAGTGCTTCCTGATAACGCTATTATCACAAATGTATTGGTAGACATTGTTACAGCAATGACTTCTACTGGTGGTACTGGAACTATTGCACTTAACTCTGAAGGCGCTGGCGATCTTTTGGCAGCAGTTGATGCTGACACTTTGTCTGGCATTGCGGCTGGAATTCCAGTTGGAACAGCGGCATCGGCAGTGAAGCTAACAGCCGAAAGAACTCTTAGCGTTGCAATCGCTACGGCAGCTTTAACGGCTGGTAAGTTTGTTGCTATAGTTGAATACACAGTAAGCGTATAATTTAAAGACCATAGGGGGTCTCAGTGAGTAACGATAAGATTCTTACAAATACTGATTCAGTAGTAGATGAAAGATTCCCTACCGTAACTGGGACCACCGTTGGCGCTAAACATGGGCTTGATGTTAGCTTTATGGGGTCAACTGGCGATGCTATTCGCTGGGACACGACAACTACAGCTAACGTAATTTACGTTGGCTTCGCAGTTCCAGGCGGCTTAAACGCGAGTGCTGTATGGCGCATTATGAGCGTCAATACATCTACGAACGAAGTTACATGGGCTGACGGCGACGACAGTTACGACAACGTGTGGAACGATAGGGCGAGCTTAACTTATGTCTGATTTTAAATTAGTAAAACTTTTAGATGCCTTGCAAATCAACATTGACAACACTGGTCTTGTTTCAAAGTACGATGCGACCACTGGCCCAACAGCTAATTCAGACTCGGCAAATACGGACGGGAACGGGGCCTTCGGAGTCGGAAGCCACTGGGTGGATGTTACCGGAGACGCGGTATATGTCTGTGTCGATGCGACCGCAACGGCGGCTGTGTGGAAAAATGTTAGTGCGGCTGGTACGGGTCTGACAGATCCGATGACTACTCGTGGCGACATTATTGTTCGCGATGCCACAAATACTACGGCTCGATTAGGCGTTGGCACAAATGGTCAGGCGTTAGTATCTGACGGCACAGACATTAGTTGGGGCGCGGCTGGAACATCATCGCCGCTAACCACTAAGGGTGATCTTTATACTTACGACACTGACAATCAAAGACTTCCTGTAGGAACTAATGGGTATGTGCTTTCTGCGAACTCAGCCACAGCTACAGGACTTGAGTGGATCGTGTCCCCTTCTGGAGTGACCGATCACGCAGCCATGTCTTCAAACTTAGCATGGAATACGTCCGGTCA